CGGCTCCTTCCCCTGCACCGGCGGCGGCACCGGGGCGCTGGCGATCAGTGTCGGCACCGGCTGGAAGTGCTTCTGATGCCCGCCACCCAACTTGACATCGCCCGCGAGGCACTGGCCCAGATCGGCACGCGCTCGACGATGGCTTCGCTCGGGGACGACAGCGCCGAAGCGGCCTACATTCGACTGCTCTTCGAGCCGATCCGCGACTTCCTGCTGGTCGATGGCGACTACGACTGGTCCATGGGTTGGGCGCTCTTGGACGAGCACCACGAGACGACGATCAGCACCTGGAAGTACAACTACATCTACCCGGCCGAGGCGCTGCGCATCCGACAGCTTACGCCAAAGGGCGTCTTCGACCCGTTCGACCCGCGCCCGATCGAGTGGAGCGTCTCGGGCGTGTCGTCTGATACGCGCCGCATCCTGACTATGGTGCCTGCCGATTACGCGATAATCACCAAAGCCGTGGACACCTCCTACTGGGATGCGATGTTCCGCCAGTCGTTCGTGCGGATGCTGGCGAGCGCCTTGGCGTTCGCCCTCGAGAACCGGATCGAGGCGTCAAAGCTGAAGTTGGACGAGGCGCTGGGCTTTGCCGGCATCGCCAAAGTGCGGGATATGTGAGATAGCTATGTTCGGTAATCCACGCACAACACCAATACTGCCTCGGATCGTGCCTGGAGGTCCGGATCAGGTAGTGCGTACCCCATACGAACTGGAGCAGTCTGAAAACTTTCGTCTTGGTCAGAAGATGGACCAGAACGCGCTTTCCATCTTTGGAGTATCTCCTACTAGAGGGGAAAGTACGGGTGATATACTTCTTCGAGAGGAAAGTGGGGGCGGGCCTGTTGTGCCGGATATGCCACAAGTAGAAAGAGACTCTCTTACACGAGGCGCGCGCAGTGCAGCTAAATCTAATCCTGGATTGCTGTTTGGCCCGGATTTGGAGGAGGCCAAGAAAGGCAATTATATCCTCAATGTAAGCCGTCGCATTAAGGAACGAAAATGAGCATCGAGAGCATCGCCAAAGTGCGGGATATGTGAGATGCGGCGCATCCGCCTGACCCACGTTCTCGACGACAGGGCGCTCGACATAATCGACGGTCGCCCTTACGTCTGCGACTGCCGCAGCTGGGACGTCCCCAGCACGATCGCAGCTTTGGTCCGCAACGCGCCTGCGGGATTGGTGGCGATCAGCCTGCGGCCCTACGGTGCGCAAATGATTGCCGCTGCCGAGCGTGCCGCGCGCAGGCGAAACGCCCGCATCATCTGGTTGCCGGCCGGCAGGGCTATCACGGAAATGCAGTGATGACGATCGAGGGCATCGTCAACCAGGCGCTCGACCGCATCGGGTACAGGAAGCACCTGGGCAATCTCTGGGACGGGTCGGCCGCGGCGCGGGTCGCGCTCGACTGCTGGGGCGATACCCGCGACGCGCTGTTCACGGTCTTGCGGCCCGAGTGGGCGATATGGGACGACGAGCTGATCTGGTCGAAGGCCGCGCCGCCCTGGTACGACGACGTCACCCCCTGGACTCCGGACTACCCCGACCTGCCGTGGCGCTACGAGTATCCGCTGCCGGAACTCTGCCTTGTGCCAGTGGCGATCAAACCGCGCCCGGCTTACCTGCCGGTGTGGCGGCTGCGCCCGATGCGGTTCCGCGCCAAAACCGCATCGGGCGTCTACACGCTGCTCGGCGACGACCCCGCCCCGATCCTGACCTCGGTGCATTCGGTCCACGACCCCGCGGTCTGGGACAACCCGTTCATCGAGGCGGTGGTCGAGACGCTGGCAAAGAAATTCGCCCGCTCCCTGGCGCCCGGATCGGTGCCGGAGCAGCAGCAGGGAGGCCAGCATGCCGACCACCCCGGATGACATCGTCAACGAGGCACTGGTCGACCTCGGCGTCGCGGCGATCGGCGACCTGTTCGAGGGCTCGGCCGCCGCCGCGGCGGGGCGCACCGTCTACGATGCGGTGCTGCGCGAGATGCACGCGGCGGCGCCGTGGAATTTCGCCCGCCGCCAACGCCAGCTCGACATGCGCGCCGACCGCAGCGGCGTCTACCTCAACAACCGGGTCGTCCCGGAACCGTGGGCCTACGGCTACGAGTGGCCGAACGACTGCGTCCACATGCGGCAGGTGCTGGCGCTCGACGCCCAAGCGCTCGACCCGTCGGGGGCGCCCGTTTACCCCTCGCCCTGGGGCAACCTTGCCCTCGCCGGTGCGGCACCGTTTGCCGTATCGGACATGCCGTGGCCCAACGACCTCGCCACCGACTGGGCGCTCGTCGAGGGCCACAGCCCGGAGTCGACGCGCGCGGTCTTGACCGACCAGCTCGGCGCGGTCGCGGTCTACACCGGGCTCGTCCAGTACCCCGACAGCTGGCCGCCGCTGTTCAAACGCGCCGTCGTCGCCACCCTGGCGGGCCGCATCGCGCTGACCGCAGTGCCGGACAAACCCGCCGCGCGCGCGTTGCGCGGCGACATGGCCGCCATCGCCCGCGACGCCCTTGTCGAGGCGCGGGTCCAGGACGCCAACGAAGCCTGGACGGTGCGCGACCACGCCCCGGACTGGATCGCCGCCCGCTCCGGCGGGGCCTCACCGATCGTTTTTCGCTGAATGGCGCGCAGCGCGCCGGACCCCGAAGCACCGCAGACCGCACCGCAGAACAGCTTTGCCGGCGGCGAGGTCAGCCCCGGCCTCTACGGCCGGCAGGATCTGGCGAAATACGGCACCGGCTGCGCCGTCATGCGCAACTGGTACGTCGACGCGCGCGGCGGCGCCAGCGTGCGGCCGGGCACCCAGTTCATCGGATTTCCCGCCACGGTCGGCTACACCCGGCTGATGCCGTGGGTATTTTCCCCCGACGCCGGGCAGTCCTACGTCCTGGTGTGGTCCCCCGGCAAATTGCGCTTTGTCAAAAATCCGGGCACGCCGGCCTACCCCAACAGCAGCAACAGCGGGTTTGTCGGCGGCGCGGTCCCCTACGAGATAAACACGCCCTACCTGACCGAAACAGACCTGCGCGGCCTGCATTCGGTGCAGATGGCCGATGTGATGTGGCTGGCCTGCCGCGGCCACCACCGGCAGAAGCTATCGCGGCTCGCGGACGACAACTGGACGCTCGCACCCGTGTCCTCGACACCGGACATCGCGGCGCCGGTGATGACCGGCATCACCGTGTCGGACGCCCCGACCGGCGTGTCGCCGGCCCCCCCGGTCAAGACCCGCTATATGTACTGCGTATCCGCGCTTGACGCGCAGGGCGCCGAAAGCCTGCCCAGCGTCCCGATGGTCTCGGATGCCGGGATCAACATCGCGACGACCGAGGGGACGGTTAGCCTGTTGTGGGCGGGCGTCGCCGGCGCCCAGTACTATAAGGTGTGGAAGGCGCTGCCGGCGCACGGCGACAAGGTGCCGCTGCCCTCCGAGCAGTTCGGGTTCGCCGGGTACAGCTACGGCAACGCCTTCACCGACTCGAATATCGTCCCCGATTTCACAAGAGCGCCGATCTCGGTCGCCGACCCGTTCGCGCCCGGCGCGCTGACCGGCTACAAGATCACCGCACCGGGCAGCGGTTACGAGCCTGGTGAAAGTGCGATCGTGGTCACCGACACGACCGGCACCGGGGCGGTCGTCTACCCGGTCCACGACAACAACACGGCCAATGTCGCCGGCGCCATCGTCGGTCTCTACATCGCCGACCCCGGCCGCGGCTACACCGCGCCGACCGCGACCGCGACCGGCGCCGGGACCGGGTTCGCCGCCACCTTTACGGTCGGGCCATCGGGCGGCATCGAGCCGGCCGCGGTCGGCCTGTTCCAGCAGAGGTTGATCTACGCCTCGACCGACAACAGGCCCAACGCGATTGTGGGCTCGCGGCCCGGTGCGCCGGACGATTTCCGCAAATCGAACCCGACGGTCGACTCGGACGCCTTCGACCTCGAGATATTCGACCAGCAGGTGACGCGCATTCTGTGGATGCGCTCGCTGCCCGGCGGGCTGCTGCTCGGCACCAATTCCTCCGTCGTGCAGCTGACCGGCGGGTCTAGCTCGGCCACGAGCCCGGTCGCGGTCTCCCCGACCAACGCGGTGATCGTGCCGCAAAGCTTTTACGGCTCGCGCGACATCATGCCGGTCACCATCGACAACAACCTGCTGTTCGTCCAGGCAGAGGGGTTGGTGCGCGATCTGCAATACAACGTGTTCAGCAACACCTACGCGGCCGCGGACGTCACGGTGATGGCGCAGCACCTGTTCGAGGGCCGCGGCATCGTCGACTGGGCCTGGCAGGACGTGCCGCAGAAAATCCTGTGGTGCGTCATGGACGACGGCGCCCTGTTGTCGCTGACCTACCTGCGGGCGCAGGAGGTCTTCGGCTGGGCGCGGCACGACACCGGCGGGGTGTTCGAGTCGATTTGCGCGATCCGCGAAGGCAACGCCACAGCGGTCTACGTCTCGGTGCTGCGCTTCGACACCCGCCACATCGAGCGCTTCGCCGGCCAGACCTACCAGCAGGACAGCGACGCCTGGCAGCTCGACAGCGCGCTCTCGATCACCTCGCTCTACCCGATGGGCGACCTGCAGGTTCTGCAGCCTGCCGGGACCGCAATCATTGCGGAAGCCGACTCGGACGTCTTCCTCGACACCGACGTCGGCAAGATCATCAATGCCGGCGCCTCGCGCGCGAGGATCGTCAGCGTCGCGGATTACCGGCACGCCCTGATCGACATCGACCGCGAGTTCCCCGCCGAGCCGATGACCGGCGTCCCCTATCCGATCCCGCAGGGCGCGTGGCGGATGGACCCGGTGGTCTCGGAGGTCGCCGGTCTCGACCACCTCGAGGGCGTCACGGTCTATGCGCTGGTCG